TAGCCTCGAGGCCCGGCTATCGGTTTTGGGAGCCTACCTGAACAGGGCAGTCACGGCAGGGGCCGACCCTGAACGCACCGAACGGTTACGGCAGGCCCTCGAGGAACTGACCGAGGAACTCGAGGCCGCCGAAACCGCCTCTACCGACGTAGCCGGTTCAGTCAGACAGCTAGGCGACGAGATGCAAGCGGCATGGAAACAGGCCGCTGAAAACATCGCCAACGAAGTAAAACGAGCTGCCAGGGTCAGCGTAGAGCAGGCCATATCGCCCGAAGCCTTGCTTGCGCGGGTGGAGAGGGGTTTGGTATCGGCCCAGGCCCGCAGCGTGGGTTTACGCACCTACAGCGATGTGAATAGCCTCGAGGCCCGGCTATCGGTTTTGGGAGCCTACCTGAACAGGGCAGTCACGGCAGGGGCCGACCCTGAACGCACCGAACGGTTACGGCAGGCCCTCGAGGAACTGACCGAGGAACTCGAGGCCACCAAGGGCGAGCTTTCGCAGCAAAACCGCAACCGCAACGCGCCCGACGGAAGAAAACCCCCAGGAGATGAGCGGGAAGGGCGCGTAGGTGGAGCCCTGCTAGACGAGCTGCGCAACCTTGCCGGGCAGGGGTTGGTCGCCCTTGGCCCCCTAGGACGCTTGTTGCGTGTGGCGGGCCCGCCTGCCCTGGTAGCGGGGGCCGCCATCGGTGGGTTCAACCTGTTATTGAATACTCTCAGAGGCAACAACGACCCCGCCCGCCAGGAAGCTATATCACTGGCCGACCTTGCCCGCCAGTATGGGGCCGAGACGAACTTTCTCAATCTGTTTTACGACCGAAACCGCCAGGGACGCACTCGAGCCGAACTCGAGCGCCTCGGTTTTTCGGGAAGCCAGGCCGCCGCCTTTGCCGCCATGCTCAACCTGCCAGGGGGTATGCGGGGAGATACCATCAGCGGGCTGACCTTTGCCCGCACAACCGGCATGGACTTGGGCGACACCGCCAATATCATGCGGCAGTTAGGGGTAGGGGGCACGTTTGCCAGGGGGCAGCTAGGCGAGGCCCTCGAGACCTTCAAGCTCGCCATGTCGGAGGGCATAGAGCGGGGTATTGCCAAATCCGACACCATGAGCGGGTTGTTGCGGCAAATGACCGAGATCAACCAGCGGGGCATTGCCACCACACCCGCCGCGCTTGCGATGGCCGCCTCTTTGCAAAACGCCCTTGCAGGGGTAGGCACGCGCACCCTACAGGGCGCGATGGGAGCCGAGGCCCAGGCCCGCCTTGATTCGGCTGTGACGGGGGAAAACGACCCCGCTTTGCAGTTGTTAGCCCTGCGCACCTTTGGAGGCCGCGCACCCACTGCCGAGCAGTTGGGGTTGACGGGGAGCGTGGCCGCCGGATACCGGCAGGTGGCCGCCCGAAGCCCAGTACAGGCCATGCGCTACGCACTCCAGTTAGCCCGCAGGAGGCCCGAACTGATGGCCCGCCTTGCTCAGAACATGCAGGGCCAGCTACGCGACCCTGTACTGATGAGCATGTTTCTGGAGCAATACGGGTTGCAGGGTGAGCAGGTTTTGGGGATCATGGGGGCCGGTTTGGGCAGCCTTTATGGAAGGGCTGCCGGTGACGTAGGGCGGTTTCAAGAAGGGCAGGGCTTGGAGGTTGACCCGCAGGGCCGCAACCTGATTGAACAAATCTCGAGGCAACTCAACGTAGGGGACGAGGATACGCGCCTTATTCTCAGCCGTGGAATGCTGGCAACCACCGGCTCGCTCGAGGAAGTAGCCCGCCTGATCCAGCAGGGCATCGGACGGGCTATCGGCAACATCCTCCAGCAAGACCGGCTTTTCAATGAGTTCGGCGAGCAGGGGGCCTCGACCTTGCAGGGCGCAAACAGCCAGGCCGCCCGCGCCCGCGCCCAGGGGCAGACCCAGGCCCGCAACAACCTGATGCAGCGCCTCATGTCCTATGAGCCAGGGGTGGACAATCGGGTGGCCCAGGCCGATATTTTTGCCACTATTCCCAACCGTACCGAAGCCACCGCCCTGTACCGGCAGTGGCTGAACCGTGAAGGCCCGTTTGCCCGCGCCATACCCCGCAGCCAGGGCTCTCGTGCTTTGCCCAGCAACGCACCGATGAACGCCCTCGAGCGCGTCACCATCGAACAGGCCGCCCGCCGCGAATTGGGGGCCAGCGCTATCACCACCACCGGCCTTTATCCCTCTGGAGCAGAGCACCGAGGCATTGATTTTGCGATAGGCGAGCGGGGGAAAGGGGGTGACCCGATCCGCAACGTGTTTGAGGGTGCAGTGGTTAAGCGCATCGGAAACGACCCCAAAGGCTATGGGAACTTTGTAGAGCTTGACCTTGGTGGAGGCCGAACGGTCATTCTGGCCCACCTGGAGCGGGTCAACGTGCGCCAGGGCCAGCGCTTGCAGCGAGGCGACCTGGTAGGGCTCGAGGGGAGCACCGGCAATAGCACGGGCCCACACCTGCACATGGAGTTTTTTCAGGGAGGCAAATCGCTAGGTGGTGGGCGCGAGGGTTACATCATGCAGTTGCGAGCCCTGTACGAGAGCATGGGCATGACTCAGCAGAACAGTGCACCCGCCGGACGGCTGGACATCAACGTAAACATTCAGGGCCTTGACCGGATACAGGTCACGGGGGTCAACCGCGAGAAGGCAGAGCAGATCGAGGGCGCAGCCAGGGGCCTGATTCGGGCTGTATTGCCAAACTACAAGGGGACGTGATGCACAGCGATTGTAGGGTGTTCTGGAGAAGCGATGAGGGCCTCGAGGAACTCAAAGACCTGCTCGGGGTCACGGTATCGGAGAGTCTATCTGCCGACGGTTACGCTCGAGCACAGATTCAGTTGCCCCTCAAGTACACACGGGCTGACGGAAGCCGCCTCTCGTGGTTTGACCGGCTGAGTATTGGCGACCACATCACCGTTGTGATGTCGAACTGGAACGGCATGGAGGGCTCGAGGGAAGTGGTGCTGGATGGGATCATTACCGGCCTGAGTGAGCAGGAGACGGTGAGCGATAAAAGCTATGGTTATAACTGTGTGGTACAGGCCGCCAGCTTCACCCACCTGCTCGCCAGCGACACGGTGGCATGGTGGATGTTTTGGGGCAGTGTGGAGGGTTGGGGCCGCGTGACCACCTTTCTAACGCCCGATGAGCAGCAGGGGCAGAGCGCCGAAGTTGCGTTCAAGTACCTCAAGAAAGTTGCGATGCGGCAAAGCATTTACAGCAATTTCGGCCTGAGCCTCGAGCGCCTCATCAGCCTGGACTTTGCCGGACTGAACGCGGTAGCGCCCTACCAGCACGCCCTTACCCAGTTTGAGGGCTCACACCTGGAGATTATCAGCAGCTTTCTCGAGGCCCCCTTACAGGAGCTTTACACCACCACCGATACCCGCTTGTTTGGCAAATTCACACACGAAGCCAACCCAGGGCGCAAATGGGATATGAACCTTGCGGGCACAAACGTATTGCGCTGGAGGCCTGCGCCTTACCCATATGGCGTATCAGAGGGGGGTAGAGTCAGAATTGTACTCAACGACTGGAGCAAGCTACGGGTGCACACCCTGGACGAGAAATTTGGGGCTGTGAGCACCTCGAGCCGCCAGCGTAACGATAGCCTCATTCGTAACTTTTTCATGCTGTATCCAGGCGTGTCCTTTGCCACCGACATGATGCTATGGGCGCTGGGAACCGTGGTAGCCAACGAAGGCAGTTACAAAACCTTTGGGTTACGCCCGATGAAAGTCAGAACCAACCTGCTACACAGCGAAAACGCCGCTTACCGGAAGGAGAGCCTCGAGGACTTCATAGAGCGCATGACCTGGAGACTTGCAGTACAGCACAACCGCCTGCACGAAATGGCCCAGGGCACGATCACCACGCCCCTGATGCCGTGGGTGCGTATTGGGGAGCGGCTACGGGGCCCCCACCTATGGCACACCAACAAAATGGCCGAGTATCACATTTACAGCCGTCAATTATCGTGGAATCCGGCCACCGGAGGCCAATCGGTGTTTGGGGTTGAGCGGGGTTTGCCGGTGGAAGTGTACAGTGACCCCCAGTGGTTTGCCAGGGGCCTCAGCCTTGCACGGGTGGGTTCGGAGACCTACCGCAAGTTAGCCGAGAAGGAGCCGTAATGTTGCGAGGAATCCATCTAGTACAGGTGCTCGATGTGCATCCGCTCGAGTACGCCGTGAGCGTGCTCTTGCCCAACCTGACCACCACCACCGGGGCCAAAATCCGGTTACCTGAAGAAGAATTTGCTCTGGTTGCGCCAGGCAAATTCGGCATTGTGGCTTTTTACGCCGAGGATCGCCGGTCAGGGGTGTGGTTGCGCACGTTGCCCGACACCGCCACCAACCTGATACCCCATGAGTTGTTACAAGAAGACCCTAGGGCCACCTTGAAACAGCACCCCAACGGGGCCTATTCATTGCGCCGGAGCAATGGCGATGAGGAACACGTGTTGCCTGACGGCTCACTGCTCAAAATCGCCTGCTCGAGCCGCAACAACAGCCGCACCCCACGCAAGCGCACCCGCAGGAAAGGTGACCTGTTTGGGCAGACCGAGCGGGTGGACTGGACACCGCCCGAGCGGGAGCCTGCTGACGTGTACCTCGAGCTTGCTTCCGGGCTCAATATCCACATCAACGGCAGCGGAGAAGTTAGCATCAGCAATGGCAATATCACGCTCAGGATGGAGCAAAACCGCTTTGTTCTGGACGGGGACGTAGAGCTTGCCGGAGGAACCCAGGCGGTAGCGCGTGAAAACGACCCCGTGGAAGTCACCATACCCGCCGGAGTCCTCGCCATCCCTGGCGGCCAACCCCTGCCCGCGCCCCTTACCGTTACCGGCCAGATCAGGCCCAGGCCAGGGGGCCGTGTAAAAGCAGGCTAGGGGATATAGGCTAAGGGCATGGCCCGCCCTACCGCCAACCACCAGCGCCGCCTTGACAACCAGGCCTACGTTTTGCGCATCACCGAGAACGGGAAGCCCCACCCCGTACCTAACCACCCCGTAGCCGGAGCCGACGGACAGTTTATTTTGCCTGTCCCACCCCAGACCCTGCGTCCCCAGCAGGCCGCCAGGGTGGGTATTTTGCCCGCAAGAAACTGGAATGTAGCAGACGAACAGGGGTACAGCCCGCCGGAATACGACCTTTCAGGCGTTTTTCCGCTTACACCAGTGCAGATACGGGGCCGGTTGCTGGACGGCTATCAGTTGCAGCGAGCCCTCGAGGCCTTTATCCGCTACTACTTGCAGCAGAACCTCGAGCGGGGCCGAGCGCAACGCCCTATGTTGCAGCTCGAATTCCACGACCTGTACACCGAACGGTCGTGGGTGGTAGTCCCGCAGCTTGTCCCGTTGGGCGAACGCAGCAATCAGACCCCGCTTGTGGAGCGCTACAACCTGCGCCTTATTGCGATCAGGCCGCTAAACAGCGTTGTAGAGAACCCGCGCCAGCGAGCCCTTTACGACAATCCCGACGTTGTGATTCAGAGCGTATGCGCTGAATGTTTCGATAGCTAGAAGGGAGAACTATGCAATGGCCCTGCCCAAAATCCCCTGCAAACGCTGTCCAAGACGCGGTTGTAAGCGCTGTCCCTACCGGTTATCCTTGCGCCAGGAGGTGTTGAGTGAGTTTGAAACCATTTTGTGCACAAATCCGCCGCACCCAGATAGCCGACCAGACCCCGCAGGAGAAGGCGCAGGCAGCTCAGGTAGCGGCCTCGAGTATCCAGCAGGCCCAGGAAGTTCAGACCCAAACACAGGCGATTCGTAACAGTGCACAGGCCAGCGCAACCCTCGGTGTGGCAGCCTCGAGCGGGGCCATCACCGGCGCGGCCACCGCGACCTTTGTTAGCGACCTTGCAAGCCTCAGCAGCCAGATCAACACACGCCTACGAGCCGGTCAATCGGTGGACTGGATCAGGGGCACGAACCTGACCCTGCCGAACTACACCACCGCGCAGGCCAAGGCCCACCTCACCAATGCCATCTCGGAGCTACGGCTCAGTGGCAACGCGCAGGCTCGAGGGGCCATCCCGTTACTTGGTGCGTTACTCAGGTATACGGTGAGGCTCGAGCGCCTTGGCACAGGAGACTGGAAAACTGTAGCCGTGTTGCAATGGGCACGGGAAATATCGCTGTTCGGGATACCCGTAAAAACAACCGTAACGTTGCGCAACGGCCAGCTCGCCCTTGGGTGGGCCAGCCGGTTCAATGCCAAGCTGGGCAACCTGCCCGGAGGTAACCATGCCTGAACTGACCATTACCGGCGTTGGTATCACCGCTGTGGTACAGCCCGGCGATACCATTGTCACTTTTGCCCAGCGTCACCTTGGAGACGGCAATCGGTGGGTAGAGGTAGTCGAGAACAACCGACTGGATTACCCCTATTTGGTCGACGACCCCGCGCCCTACCGCGCCCAGGGGTTGCGGGTGGTGGGATGGGGAGAAACCCTAAAAGTGCCTTTGCCATTCAGCCGCACTATGCGCCCAGAGGACGTTTACGGGTGGGATGTGGCATGGCAGCGCCCGACCCTGAGCCTTGGAGAGACGGGAGACCTGCTCGTGCCCCCGCCGGAGTCCGCCACTGCCCTCACTGTGGAGACCGGCCTGAACAAGCTAATGGGCCGTCTATACCGGCTTTTGGCGACCTATCCCGGCCAGCTCCCAGGTTGGCCTGAATGGGGGTGCAGAATCAGGGATTTTTTAGCCTATGTTGTGGATGACTGGAGTATTTCATTGGGGGCCGCCGAACTCAAACGCGCCCTTTTATCCGATCCCGACGTGGTTTCGGTGGATGTGACGGGTGAGTATGATGGGAAGGCGATACGGTATGACGTTCGCCTCGAGCCCATCCCGCCGAGCGAGATACTGACGTTTACGGTTAGCCTGAACCTATGAGCACCTTTCGCACGAAAGAAGAAGCTGTCGCCGCGATGCAGCGGTGGTTCTGGTACGTGAGCGGGCTGGAGCCGCCCACCGTGCCGGGAGACGTACTTTTAGCCTTTTTTGACGCGGTAGGTTTCGAGGTGGAGCAGCTCAGCGCAGGGTTTCAGGAGGCCCTCGAGGAGGGCGTCAACCGTGCTGCCTACTCTGCATTTGGCCTCGATTTTCCCGAACCCGCCACCGCTCAGGGTCAGCTCGTGTTTAGCCGCGCCACCCCCGCACCGCAAAACTACCTGATCCCCACCGGAACCCGCGCCCAGGCCATCAACGGGGAGTTTGCCGAGACCTTAGTGGATGTGACCCTGCTTGCAGGCGAGACCAGCGTCACCGCCGCAGCCCGCGCCCTGAACCCTGGAACCATCGGCAATTTTCCCGCTCAGACCGTGACCTTGCTGGTCAACAGCGTGCCAGGGGTGGAGGCAGTCAGCAACCCCAACGCCTTTACGGGTGGACGGGATGCCACCGCGCCCGAGGAACGCCAGGCGGCTTTTCAGGCTTACATCCGCACTCTAGCCAAGGGCACATACGGGGCCATTGTGGAAGCTGCTCTCAGTGCCAACAGCGGGAGCAACCGATTGACGGATGCTCGAGTCCTGGACTGCATGACCAGCAATAGCGTCCCGCCCGGCCATGTGTGGTTACTGTGCTACCGGCCAGGGGGGGTATCGCTGGCCTTGCGTCAGGCTGTAGAGCAGGCTGTGGAAGGGGACGCACGGGCCGCCGGTGTGTTTGTGCATGTGATCACGGTACAGGAAGTGACGATTGACCTGAACCTGACCCTGTGGGGCAGCGACGGGGCCGCCGTAACCCGCGCTCAGGCGATTGCAGGGCAGTTTATGGCCGCCATGCAGAACGGCGAGGACTTTTTTGCCGACCGCTTGCAGTCGGTCATCCTCGAGGCCGACCCCACCCTGTACCGCGCCCTGTTGACGGTCACGCGCTACCAAGACCCGCCAGGGGGTTGGATCAACGTACCCAGCGGCACTTTACACGTGCCCATCGCAGGCGACCGCCGCGCCGTGTTGGGAACCCTGAACATTACCTTTGAGTATCGAGGTGCGCAATGAGCGAGCTTTTTCTGTACCGGCTGGACTCTGGGGAGACCCTGCTTCACTTCAGGGCCAGCGACGACGTGACCGCTGTCAACCTGGTGCGCACCGGCCACCCACCGCAACCCCTGACCGACTTTATCAACGACCCGTGGGACGGGGCCAGGGTGTATCAAACCGTCCTGACCTTTACCGGCCCCTTTACGGTAGTGGCAAGCCGCCCGCCTCAACCTGATGAGATTTTTTCGGCCACATCCCTCAACGCCATATATGACATCCCGCCGGACAAGCGGAACTGGAACCTGCCGCCCTGGTTGCCCTATGGCAACCGCATAAAGCAGATTTTTGACGCGGCCAGTTTTGCCCTGCCAGGCGAGCTTGTAGACTCGGTAGACCCCCGCACCGCACCCCCTCTGTTACTGCAACAACACGCGGTGCAGTTCGGGGTGCAGGCATTCCCAGGCGAGAGCTACGAGTCTCTACAGGCCCGGATTCTCGCCCTGGCATCGGGCAAATACACCACCCGCGAGGCCCTCGAGGCCCATCTACGGGCTATCTGTGGATGTCCGGTGAGCATCAGCGACGGGTTCACCAGCGCGATACCGGCCAGTCGCATGGGGCCACCGCTAGACGGGACGCGCAACCTTGGAGGGCATGACTCAGGCATTCAACGCTACCGTGTGCGCTTACCCAGGCGGCCACTCATCACCTATGGCGAGCTGGGGCAGGAACTCGAGCGCGTCAGGCCCGCCGGTGTGCGATATGAGGTTTACGTCACGCACGCCAGGGTGATAGGTTAGGTGCAATATGCCACTTTCCGCGCCCTGTGGTGAGCAGTCCTACATACTCCGGCTTGGAGATGGCGGCTATAATGACGCCACCAAAACCCCGAACCCACCAGGAAGCGCATTGGCCGCGCCGTTGGGCCTCGAGCAGCCCTGCCAGTACACGCTAAATGACGGCCAGATTTACTTGAGAGCGGTGTTTGAACCCAGCGCCGACCCCAACGCCGCGCCGGTGCGCGTCACCGAGGCCGCACTGTACACCAGCGCCAACGAACTTGTGTTTATCGAGACTTTTCGACCGCTATGGCTCGAGCGAGGCATGAAGCTGGAATTCCTTTACCGATTGGGCGAGGGCGTCACCGGAGGTGTGGAAGTTTACCCTCGTAACGGAGCAGCGGAAGGTTTTGCGCCGGAAGTCTCAAAAACAATGGGGCCGACCGAGATTGGCGTCACCGCTGGGGGTTTTAGCACGCTGTTTTCCACGCCCTACGCAGTCACCAAAACCGAGGGAACGGTCAAACTGTACCGCCAGGGGCCAACCGGATGGGCCTATGTGCAGGACATCCCGACCAACAACAGCACCTACCAGCACATCAGTCTGTGTTTTGACCAGGCGGCCCAGCCGGTGCTTGCCTACGAAGTGCCCGGGAGTCCCTCGAGCATTTACGTTAGGCAGTATGACCCCCTGAGCAGCGGCTATGTGTACCGAGGCCCGTTTGTTGGAGTTGATCCTGTCGTATTCAACGATGCCATCACCCTGCAAACCACCGCCGACAGCGACGTGCTATTGCTGTACCTGTCTCCAAATCGGCAGACCCTCTACATGCGAGCCCAGCGCGACCAGTACAGCATCGAGTACACCCTCGAGACCTTCCCCGCGCCTGTGACGCTGGACATCGTGACCCAGGTTGGCTACCAGTGGCAGGCCGAGGGCTACCTGCTCAACGTGCGATCCGACCTGTATCCCGTGCAGGACAAGGACAGTCTAGCGCCCATCGCCTTGCAAGCGCCCGAGGATTGGGAATACGACCCCCTTGTGATTGAGCCCAGCCTACCCGACGACACGCTCGAGCCGATGGCCGTTGACCCGCCGCTTGGGTGGGATTATATTCCCACAACCGTAATCCGTACCCTGCCCGACGACACCCTGGACAGCATGACCATTGACCCGCCGCTTGGGTGGACGTACAGCGTTGTGGTAGTAGTTCAGACCCTGCCCGACGACACCCTGGACAGCATGACCATTGACCCGCCGCTTGGGTGGACGTACAGCGTTGTGGTAGTAGTTCAGACCCTGCCCGACGACACCCTGGACAGCATGACCATCAGCCCCCCCCTCAACTGGAGCTACGATTTACCATAGGAGCAGCTATGAAGGCACTGATTCTAACCCCCGACCAAATACGCCGCATGAAGGTGCGCACCCTCGAGAACCCCCCTCAAATGACGGTGCGGCTCGAGGCTCATGAAATGCACTGGCAGATTCTCGACCGCGCGGGCCGGGTGGTACGCGAAGCCGAACAACCTATCCATAACCTGATCCTCGACCAGACCTACACCAGTCTGATGCCTACCCACGGCATCATTCCTCTAAACCAGTACGCAGTAGTGGGCACGGGGTCAACCGCGCCCAACTCGAGCCAAACTGGACTTGTTTCCGAACTTGTACGCACCGGCAGCGTACCCGCCGGTGAGTCCGACCAGGCCCAGTTTGTCAGCGATGGAGTTTACGATATTCGCCGTGTCAAGGAGTTTACCGAGGCCCAGGTAGGCGGCCAGAACTTGACGGAGTGGGGGTTCTCCCCTTCCGCCAGCGCTGGAGCCAACCTGATGTGCAGGGAGCTGTTCAGGGACGGCTCGAGCAACCCCATCACCCTGACCCTTGCCAGTGACCAGCGGTTGCGGCTGATTTACAAGATGCGCGTGAGCATCGGGCCCACCGTAGTGCAGGCTGTCACAGTCAACATTGGCGGTGAAGGCCCGGGCAGCCGCACCGCACAGTTTATTGTGACCAACCGCATGGGGGGTGTATCGGGAGGTGGGAGCCTGGACAGCAACCCCATCTATGGCGGTATTAGTTTTCCGATCAATAGCAATACTGGAGACTTGCAAGCCGCACATTGCCTGATAAAAGGTGCAAACGGCGATGGAAGCGGCTATAACTCTTTGCGCTTTCACATTGGAGCCGCCACAGGCACAGCACCCACCACCTACGGACACGCTACCAGCTCGTTTAGCCCCCATCTAGGCCTTGGATCGCTAACGCACGCCGCTCCTTCAGGGCGTTCGAGGCAGTCCAGTTTTCTGGCTAATACCGCGACATTCAACGGTTCGATTAAAAGTGTATGTCTATCCTGCAATAACGCATTCAATACCCTTACCCCCACCATCAACCTGGTGTTTGACTCCGGTCAGGAGTTTACAAAGGCCAACACACACAAGCTGCTTATCGCCAGCTATCAAATCACATGGTGAGCCTATGATTGTGAATGCCTCGAGCCGCCCTTACGTCGCCCCTATCCCAGTACCCCTCACGCCCTATTACAGCGTGTGCCTTGCAAGTGCGAGGCCAGCGGGGTATGTGTGGCAGCGCTTGAACAACCGCAACGACAGCGTAGGGTTGAGCCGCAAGGTGATGTACCTGAACCTGAACGCTTTTACCTGGTACGAGCAGGAAGGTTGGGCTTCGTGAGGTGAATGATGCCTTTGAACTATAACCCATCCGCAACGTTCAAAACGAGTATTCGGGAACTCGAGGGCACAGACCAGCTCGTGCCCGAGAACTTCAACCCCCAGTTTCAGGATTTGCTGAACAATACGGGTTTGTTGAACGACCGGCTGGGAAGCCTCGAGGGGGCCAACCTGCCCGCCCGCATGACCACTGCCGAGGGCAACATCACGACCTTGCAGGGCCGGGCTACCAGCGCCGAGAACCGGCTTACATCCGCCGAGGGCCGCCTCAATACCTACGACGCGCTCAACATAGCGACGCGCCTTGCAAACCTCGAGACCTACAAGCGTTTCTATAGCTCGAGCGAAACCCCGCCCTATACCGCACCCCCTGGCACAATCTGGCTGAAAGACGCCTACCTACTGGTAAAGGTGGACAATATCAGCGGTTCGGCAGCCCGCTGGCGCAGCATCACCCCCTATGGGTTTGGGCTTGCATTCAAAGATTTGTTAGGAGATGGCGAAAGCCAGTACAGGGACGTGCCCTTGCCCTCCAGTATTGCGGGACTTACCGTTTTGCGAGCCATCCCGAACGGGATTGAGATTGTGCCCGGCTCGAGCGGTGCATCCGTGGTTTACATAGGTGTTTTCTGGAAAGTACCCCCAACGGCCACGGTGGGAGCCAACGCCGAGCCCACGGCTGGGACTACGATCTATTCATTCGCGGCAGGAGGTGACGCGCTTTCGGCTGTGACCTTCCACAACGCCGCCGAATTGTTGCCGGGTGAGCGTTTATGGATCAAGCTGGGGTTCACGGGCTTTTTGGGCCAGGGCGATGCCTGGTGCAATGTTTACACACCCTTGACCCTCGAGCTTCGCCAGGGGTAACCCATGCTGAACTTTGACCCCAACGCAACCTTCAAAAATAGCATTTATGAGCTTGTACCATCCGATAGCAGCGTACCGGCCAATTTCAACCCGCAATATCTGGACATCCTGAACAATACCGGCCTGATCAATCAGCGGATGGGGGTACTCGAGGCCGCCAATCTGGTTAGCCGCATGGGGCAGGCGGAAAGTGCACTGAGTACCCTAGCAAGCCGCATGGCCGCTATCGAGAACCGCGCCACCGCGATTGAGGGCCGGTTGGATGGGTACGACGGGCTCAACATAGCCGACCGTATCACAGCCCTCGAGGGGGGTTCTACCCTGTATGGCCCCACCGAGACCCCGCCCATATCCGCAGGGCCCGGCACGCTATGGCTCAAAACCCAGCTTTTCACCACCCGGCAGATGTTGCTGATCAAGGTGGGTAACTTATCCACCACCACAGCGCTGTGGCGCAACATCACGCCGTTTCTGTGGGGTTTATCGCGCAAGGACTATCTGGTAGGCGTAGAAAACACCTACAGCGCCCTGCCTTTACCCACCTCTATTGTTGATCTGACTGTTTTACGCGCCTACCCCACAGGGGTTTTCATAGCGCCTGCCGCGAGTGGGGCCGCTGGAGCGGTCATAGAAGTTTTTTGGAATGTGCCAGCGGATGCCACTCCCAACGGTTTTGCCCAACCCAGCAGTGGCACTTTGATTTACCAGAACCCCAACACCGATAACTATACCGCCACGGTATTGCACGGTATCGCGCCGCTGAACCCCAATCATAGCATTTGGGTCAAAACCGGACTCACGGGGGGCAACGGCTACGTTTGGTGCAGCGTAAAAGCCAATTTCGCTTTAGATTTGCGCCAGGGTTGATATACTATGGCCGTGCGGATAGACGGGCGCACCCTCAACCGCTACGGACTCACACCAGGGGAATTTACCCTGTACCTGACCCTACTCACCCTTGCCGCCTCAGACGGCAGGTTTACGCTACCCAGGCGGCTGCCCTGCAACCTCAGCAGTCGCAGCGTGCGGCGCCACCTTGGAACCCTCGAGCGGGCCGGTTTTATAAGCCGCAACCCCTGGAGAATAAACCCACCGACGGCATGGGTAAGCAGCGCCCGCCTCGAACAGTGTCGCAAGCCCGCGCCCAAGCCGCCCGCGCCCTACGATGGCAACACCTACGGGGAATGGCGCAATGCCCAGGATCACCCCGCCCTGCTGGACTTCCTGACCAGGGCCAACCCTACTTATGATGAGTCCATCGCCTATTTGCGGACTCGAGACCGTTCCAACAACAAACGCGCTAACGAATGGTGGAGCAAGCCGGAGTCTCGAGCCCACCTGATCAATGCCGTACTCAGACGGGGTGCACGCCGGATTGAACAGGTAGAGCGCGAAGCCCTGCTACCTAAAGGGAAACTCTACTACTACCTCAAAAGTTTCGACCTGTCCTTCAAGATGCGCCCAGACAAACGCGCATTCGTAATTTTTTACGATGGTACGCTGCGCGAAGCCTACCTGGTACGGGAGTACAGCAACTTGCGAGCCCTGCTCGAGATTCAACACCCCACCCACGTGGAGCGGCATTATGGCCGCTGGAGTCCCGCATCATGGGCCTATCGGCTTTACCATCAGCAGGGAACCGCCGCCAGAACCCTGCCCCTTTACCAGGCCGCCCGTCATTGCCGCGTGAGCGCACAGGGCATGAAGGCCATTTTGCGCCGGATAGGGTTCAGGAATCAGCCGCAGGCAGTGCCTATTTACCTCGTGGAAAAGCTATCTGGCAAGCCGTGGGGGTTACAGGATGAGGACTGACACGCTGCACAAGCGGCTCGAGCACCTGCTTTTACCGATTCGGCTTGACGAGTATCTAGCCGCCCAGATCAAGGCTCCATACCCCCGCACAAAACTATGGCAGCGATGGGAGGCCGAGGGCCTGGTAGACAGCGACGGCCTCACCGCAAAGGGCAAGGCCGTCCTGGAGTGTTGGCTCGAGCTTGCAAACCTACTCGACGTTGACCTTGTTTGATCGCTTTTTGGGTTTTACCTGAACCTCAAGGCCCAGGGCCTCGAGTACCCTTTCCCAGGCATTTGGGAATTTCCCCGACTGCCCATTCAACATCTTATTTATATGCACGCGGTGTATACCCGTTTTTTCGGCAAGCTGCGCCTGTGTAAGGCGCTGTTTGAACAGAGCTTCACGCACCTGATCCCTTAGCAGTTTTTCAATGTTGCTACTTTTCATGTAGCCCATTCTATCACTGTGCATGAGCAAATTACGTAAAGCAGTAGGAAGCCCCCCGCCGCCTCCACCCCCCGCTATCCATGCCCCACCGGTGGCCGCCCATGCCCACCTCAGTGGGCCGAGATGGTGCGCAACAGGCGGTGATAGCATGGTGCTATGTACCTGCCGGATTACTGTCTAGCCTATGACGAAAACGGCTTTGCTCTTGTTTTTTGGGCCGAGCCCGCCCTGAGAAAAGCCAACGAACCCCTACAGCCAGGGGAGCGCTGGATCACCCTCAAGCCCCACGGCCCCGACCACGAAGCCTACATTCACGTCAAAATCCGCGAAAACCCCGATGGGAGCGCTCATGTTATTGGCGGCCCCAAAGCGTTGACCGGCTTGCGGCTTCGCAAACTCGGAACCGCTGAGGACTGGAAGCGGCGGGCCAAACAAAAGGCGCAGGCAACTCCCGAGGAACGCGCTCGACGGGTTGAGGAAATGGCGAAGCTCGAGCCCGCCGTGCACAAGGCCCGGCAGCGGGTTTTGGAAGCCGCCGCCCGCCTTACCCAGAACCCCGCTTTTGAGGCCCTGCTCGAGCCCGACCTGAAAGAAACGCTCAAGGAAGTGGCTAAACGCAGCATCACCCCGATTACAGCCAACGAAGAGGACGCCGCCGACGCAGAGCCCGCTGTCAACCTAGCCGCTGGTTTGGCCGCCGCCAGTCAGGTCAGGAAGGTGGAGAGTGCAGTCAAAAAGCTCGAGCGCGAACTCATCAAAACCCTGATTGATAATGACGAGCTGCGCCGCGAGGTGCTATCGAACCAGGAACTCGAGCCACCCGAACCCAGCGCACCAAAAAAATCGCCTGGGTATCAGCGCAACCTCAAAGAAGAGGCCGCCCAGCAGGGTTTTGGGCCCCGCCAGGCCAAAACCGAGGCCGATAAGTTTTTCCAGAAACGGCTCGAGGAAGCCGAACCTGAGCAGGCCGCGAGGATGTTGGCCGCCCGCGCCCGCATGATTGAGGCCCAGCAGCTACGGCCATTAGCCGCCATAACCACCGAGGCCGCCCTACCCAAACCCAAAATCGAGATTACCCCCGAGAAGGTAGCCGAAGAAGCCGCCCACGTTCGCGCCTTTATCGAGGCCAACCGCCAGCTAAAAGAACTCAGGAAGGCCCAGCGGAAAATTGCTTTTGGCAAAGACCCGACCCTCACCCCCGAGACCATCAGGCGCATGACCCGTGAACCCACCGGAGCCCCCCTCGAGATTCACCTATCCGACGAGGCCCGGCAGGACATCGAGCAGAGCATGGAAGCCATGCAGCGCGAAGACCTGATGCGTAATTTTTTGGGCCAGGTGGAGGCCACTGCTGACGGGCTGGACTACAAGCAGCTACGGGACGCCATGCACGGAGCCCACGCCACAGGAGCCTACGGCCACCTGTCCAACGTGTCATTGGCGGTTTTGGGCGACAACCTGCTAGACCGCTCAATCCTAGACCACTTTGGAACCGATGCCGCCGTGCAGATGCTGGCCCGAGCCCTGCACAAGCGCTTACCGAAAGAGGACGTAGATGCGTTACGAAAGGCCCTGGAGGAAGAGCACGAGGCCCACCTTGCCCGCATCCCCGAGGCCATGCAGAAAGCTCAGGCCCTGCTGGACGCGGCTCGATCCTTTGAAATCCCGCCAATTACCGACAGCACCGACGGCATGGCCGTACAGCGAATGCTGGATATGCGCCGCGAAACGATAGAGGAAGCTCGAGACGTCCTGGGTACGGTATTGGGCCAGGTGGAGGCCAGCGCCGCCCTGAACATGGCTTTACAGCAAGCGCCACAAGAAAAAATGACCCTGAACATGGGGGTGCGTGGAGTACGGGACGTAGCGCCGATTTTGCGGGCTTTGGGACTCAAAGAAGGCCAGTATGAGTACGAAAAGAGCGGAGATCAACTGCTTGTGCACGTGGGGCCGGACGGCCTCGATGCCCTGATGGAGCCGCAGGACGAGGCATTGGCCGAACTGCGCAAAACCGCCGCCGCCATCAAAAATGGCGAGCTGGATGAGGACGACTATTTACCGCCAGGGTTCACCCGCTACCCCGCCAGCGCTTTTGACAGCGACCCCCCGCGCCCGCAGCGCATGGCGACCCCAGGGATTGCCGCCAACAAGCCAATAAAAGAGGCCCTCGAGGAAGCCGTCTATTCGCGGCTGGCCGACGGGTGGACGCCCGCCGAACTGAAGCGGTTGCTGGGCAGCCTATCATTTGTGCAGGACTGGGTTCCAGAAAACAAACAAGGCGAGTATTACGAACACCTCGAGACCCTGCTACCGACCTACGACGGGAAGGAAACCCGCACCAACAAGGACGGGGAGAAGTACGAAGTAGACCGGCCCGTGGACTACACCAACCTGGAGGCCAGGCACCCCGAGATAGCCCGCCGGATTCAGGAGGCAGCCCGTCAGTGGGTGCAGACCCACCGGCCCGACCAGGTGCATTATTTAGATCAGAAGCTCGAGGACACCCCTGATGCCCGCAAAGCCCTGTATTTGGCCCTGATGCAAGACCCCCGCACCCAGGTGGCCTATAAACCGCTTGGAGAGCTTACACCGCAGGATCAGCGGGCCATCCGGCATTACTACCTCACCGAAGTATTGGGCAAATCGCCCGAAGAACTTGCCCAGCGAAAAGAGGCGGTAGCGAAGGCCCTCGAGCAGCATGACCAGCGCAATCCAGAGCCGCCGAAGTTTGGTAGCGGCAGCCAGGCCGCGATGTTCTGGGACGAACAGGATTTTGACCCCAACAAGCCCATCACCCTGACGTTCAGGGCTCGAGGCGGTGCGTTTGCTGAGGACGATCAGCGCCTCAAAGCCGAGGCCATCCGGTCAATGGGGTTGGGCAAGGGCGATTACGTGGAAAACGAGAACGGCAGCATCACCCTCACCGAGAGCGGGAAGGCCAACGTAAGGCCACCCAGCGCCCATGGGGACATTGTAGAAGGTTTGGCCCTGTCCCCCGATTGGCGGGCCTGGCATGGCCGCCGGAAGCAGATAGCCGCCGAAGCAATGGGTGACGACCTGGTGGAATGGGCCGAGTTCGTGGATACCCTCAAAGGCCCCCACCGGGCCTACAACGCCGTGCTCGAGCATATGCGAGGGGCCGTCACCGAGCGGTTCAACCGCTATCATGCCAACCTCACAGGTAAGCCGTTCACCACGACCAAAAAGACCAACCCGTGGGGGGATGTGTTGTGGCAAATCCGAGACCCTGAAGGATTTGCGGAGTTTCAGAAGCAGGTACAGGCTGAAGCCGGAAGGTTGCGCGAACGCCAGGGAGGGAAGTTTGCCTACATGGGGGGTGCAGGGAGTCTGCTCGAGGCTTACCGCGCCAAAAAAGAAGCGGACAAGGCCGCCCAGAGTGCTCAGGTTGCCCTGTTTGCCGGAGCCACCGGAGACCCCGCGCTCGAGCCCGACCCGCCTTTGCCGAACCTCGAGCGCCATGCCCTGCCCGAGGGGGTGGAGAACCGCCTAGCCAGCATGATGCAGGCCATCTCAGGGCCTATCCGACCCTTGCAAAACCCCGTGAACATCATCCCAGATCGCACGATGGGCAGGGGCACAAAATACGTCAAGCAGCAGCGGGCCATCAAGCACCTGTTAGCCGCCAAAAAAACCGGCCTATTTTTGGGCACGGGTAGCGGCAAATCCAGCGTGATGATCGGGATGGGCACGGAACTTTTGAACCGAGGGGAGGCTCGCAAGGTGATAATGGGCGTGCCCTCGGTTGTGCGTGACCAGATGGGCGAGGAAATGGCGATGACCCTCGAGCCAGGCCGCTACCGCTGGCACGCCCGGGAGGGTACATTTGCCGAGCGCAAGGCCGCGCTCAAAGACCCCAATACCCATTTTGTTGCCATCACCCACCAGAGCTTGCGGGATGACCTGTTGCGCATCATGGCCGAGCACCACGGGCAGGACGTGGAGCAGTTCACCCAGCGTTTTGTCCAGGCCCCGCTTGAGGAACGGCAAAAACTGATGAAGAAGGCCCTCGAGGCTGAGAACATCCCGCTGGACTTTTTAGCATTCGACGAGGCTCACGATTTTCTAGGCCGCGACGGGAAACCGGACAGCATCATGCAACGGGTGTTCGATACCGCCATGAGCCTGTCCAAATATGGCACTTATGCCACCGGGAGTCCGCTTAAAAACGATATGAGCGAGATCGCCGACTGGTTAGCGAAGATTGACCCGCAGCGTTTTGGCGATAAGGACGAGTTTATGCGCCGCTACGGACTGGACGCCCAGGCCAGCCGTGAGGCGGTCAAGCGCTTCACTGACCCACACTTTTTCGTGGATTCCGTACCCGCCAACACGGTCAAGCGCGTGGTTTGGGGCGCTGACGGAACCCAGGGCGACAGCCCCAGCGGACACGGGTACGTACCCCTGCACCCCGCGCAGAAGGAAGCCCTCGAGGCCCTTGGGCACGCCTACCGCCGCCTACAGCGAGCCCAGCGACAGGGCAAGGTGGACGTGGAGGCGGCGCAAATGCTGTCGCCGGAATCGTTCACGGGTGTCCCGCCAGAGGCGCATGAGGAAGTTGCCAGACGTATACAGGCCAACCTTGGCATCATCCACCATGCGGCTCAGAACCGCATCATCAACGAGCACCCGCCGGAGCAGAACGGCAAGGTGCAGCACGTGATGAAACTGCTCGAGGCCCGTCGTGGGCAGGGCACAGTGATATTCGCCCGCAACCGCGCCGCCGTGGAGATGCTTGCCGAAGAAGCCCAGCGGCAGGGGCACAAAGTGGCCGTACTGCACGGTGGGCACAGCGCTCAGGAGAAGGCCCGGATTCGCAGCCGGTTTAATCGCGGGGAAGTGGACGTGATTGTCTCGAGCGACGCCGGGCAGGTAGGGGCTAACCTGCAACACCGAGGCCATCACCTCATCCAGTACGACGTACCCATGACGCAAAAATCGTGGGAACAGCGCAGCGCCCGTATTGACAGGTTGGGCCAGAAAAAGGCCATCGAACTGCACACCGTACTCAGCGATACCGATTTTGACCGCGAAAACTACGAGCGAATCGCAAAAAAGAAGATGATGGGTAGCATTTTCCAGGGTACGAGCGAGAACCTGGACGAGACCGGCCTTGCGTTGCGCTACCGACTGGCAAAACTCAACCGCGACGGGCAGCCCGAGCCCGAGGAAAGCCCACAGAAACAGCAAAATGAGCCGCAAGCGGCTTTGTTCTAGCCAAAGAAAAACCCCCCTCGAGGGGGGGTGATGGGGTGGGTGCGCTACAGGCGAAAGTCGCCCTCACGCAGGAACCGCTCGAGGTCATCGTAGAGTACCTCGAGCACGTTCTCACCCCGCTCGCGGGCCTTGGTCATGGTCATAGTCTACCTCCACCCCCAATGTAGCATATCTTGCTACTTTATGCTAGTATCTAGGTGGAGGCAGACTATGGTACAGGAACCCTTGACCCCGGAAGAAAAGAAAGCGGCCCCTGTAGGGGCCAAAATCCGCTATAAAAACCAGCGGGGGTATCTCCGCACCGCCAAGGTGCTCGAGATCACCTCGAGCGGGTACGTTACCGACAAGGGGCTGGTTGCGTTCGACGCCGTTGTGCGCATCAACCCCGACGGCAAAGGGGGATTCGACATTTGAACGGGACGCGGGCAAAGAGTACCCCCCCCCTCGAGGGGGGGTTATTCTTTGAACCGCTCGAGGGCCAGCATCTCATCCAGGGCCAGGGCCTCGCGGATGGAAGCGGGATAAATAGACTCGAGCCACCGTACCACCTGCTCAGTGAGATTGAGAGCGGGGAAGCCCGGATGTATCCAGCTTGCAGGGTCGCTTATTTCGCTCATGGTGCGAAAGGTCATGGCGTACTGCCGCCTATCCGGTAGGGATTTCATCAGCACCATGCCTACCAGGTTGCGGCCCTCATCGCGTTTTTCGGGGTCGAGGCCCAGCTCGCGCACCTCCGCCGGTGTGAGCCTATCGCCCCAGGAGTACAGCCGACGCCCTGTTTTGGTCACACTCACCAGGGACTCGAGAGGTTCACGCTGTATCCAGGCAGTAGCGACCTGCTCCTGGACGTTGCGGGCTTTTTGGGCTCTCACTGCGATAGCCGAGGGCTCCCCCCAGTCGAACGGGATAATCAAGTATTTGTGACCCCGACGGCTCACCCGCACTTTTTTGGAGGTTTGCAGCACCTTTTTCATATCCCAGGCAGGCAGGCCCCGCTCGAGGGCCCCCGCCTTGGGGTGATCCACAAAAATCGAGTAGGTGAGTGTGTTATCGCCCACCTGCATCTCTACCCTTATGGCCTCTCTATAGGCCACCCGCCAGGGGGGTGGAACTTGCTTGAGGGCCAGGGCCTGCCAGTGTTCTCGAGCCGCCTCAGCGAGCGTTCTGACGGCTTGCAGGGTATGCGGGAATAGTTCGGCAACATCCGCCCCCACCCGCGCCAGAATGTCGTTGAGGGCATCGGACTCGAGGGCCACCCGAACCGTGTACATGGCAAAATTATAGCCGAGCCCCTCGAAAGACTCGGCTATACCTGACGTGTGGCCTACCCTAGCGCGTGACCACCCGAATGAAGGAGCCGTCGCTAATGAGCTTGACCAGCTCCCCCTCAGCCTTGATTGGGTTGCGGTTGGTTCGGGTGCGGGCCAGAAGCGCCGCCTCATCCACCACCACGTTGCGCACACGGGCCTCGAGGCCCCGATGGGAGCGCTTGACCCGCACCAGGCGGGAAGGGCCAATGACGCCCAGGGCAACATCCCGAATGCGCCGCTGCACGGGGTAGGGGGCTTCACAGGCGGGCTTGCGCACGCCATCCACGACGACGTAGGTGGCGTACCACTCCACCCCGATAGCCAACACTACCTCGGGGTCAAAGGTCGCAAAGCGGGTGGCTATCTTCTCCCACCGCGCCTCTTCCTCAGCCTGTTGGCGCATAACCTCTTCCCACCGCGCCTTCTGTTGAGCCTCCTGTTCGGCACGGTAAGCCTCGAGGCGGGCCTCAAAGTCAGGAGCCATCATTTCGGCCACCTGATCGGGCCGGACGGTGATGTAGTCGTAGCCCGGATCTACGTTGTAACTTGGGTGGCAGTGGGTTAGGTCGTCCTCATTATAGGAGGACTCCCGCGCCACCTTGACCACGTACCCGCCATGGGGCCGGGCCTCGGCCAGCCCCGCCTGAATCAACCGCTTCATTTTTGCCAGAGATTCCAAATCCATAATTTACCTCGGCCAGCTTGCAACATCCGCCATGAGCCACTGGAAGGGCCAGGGCTCGCCCGCCGGTGTCCCTGCGTAGTAGTACCGCTCAATGAAATAGGCAAGCCGCCGCGCCCGCTCAGGGTCGCGCCGCTGCAAGTCCACCAGGCGGCCAATCAACCCATCTGGGTTGGCCGCCCGCCACGCTTTTACCGCTTTTTGTTCGTGTGCCATGTTCTACCTCCACACCCAATGTAGCACATCCTGCTACACCTTGCAATAAGAAAGGCCCCCTCGAGGGGGCCTGGGTGGATGATGAACCTAGTAAACCAGGTGAGGCATACGGGCCTCTACGGCCCGCTCCCACTCGCCCTTCACCAGGGCCTCGAGGTTGGCGTACCACCGGGCGTACCCGGTGACGGGAATGGCCCACCAACCCTCAACAGCCATCCGCTCGTCCTCCACGATGAAGCGCCCGTCCGTGAGGTCGGTCGCGCCCGGACGGGCAAAAGTCCCGCCGATGAGGGCGTTGACCGCCTCAACGAACAGGGCGGGGGCGAAGTCGAGGGCCTCGTCCGCCGAGAGGCCCTCGCTGAAGGCCTCACCTGCCGCGATGCAGAAAGTTGCGTCCTGCGCGAGAAAGACGATTTCGCCCTTCTCGCTATTGTGGTTGAACCCTTTGCCGGTCAGTTTCATAGTCTACCTCCACCCCCAATGTAGCACATCCTGCTACACCTTGCAAGCGCACACCCCTACCGCGCCCGCGTGTAGTACGCACAGTGTGGGGTATCGGTCTCTACCTGGATATGTGCGTAGGCGTTGATCGGATGCCCGCAGCGCCGTCTATCTGCTAGAAAATATCGGCACGTCCCACAGGTTTTGGCTTTGGCGGCCTTGATTTGTTGCTGTATGGCCTCGGGTTGCAGGGCATCCGGCAGGCCCAAAACGGGTTTATCGGGCGCTGGAGGCGGCTCGAGGGGATTGTCTTTGGCATACGACACCGAGACCGTACCCGCCCGCCTGGAGAGCCCCACACAGGCGAATAGGTGGGCATGGGCGAAGTGGGGGTCAACCGACAGGTGGCGGAAGGTGCGCCGGTACTCGCCATACCCGAACTTCTCCCCGTCCTCGGTTTTGCGGGTAACAAGCACCGACACCCGAGCGATATTCTCAAGGTGGGTCAGATACTCCTGCCCAACCGCCGCGGCCTGGACAACGCCCCGCACCGAACGGCTTTGGGTTTTGGCCTCGAAGTCTGCCGGTAGCACCAGCTCCCGCCGCGCGAACTTGGAGAGAGCCCAGTCCATGCCCTTGTAGCGGTCAATCAGTACCCGAAACTCATATTTGGTTTCGCCCGTGCCCGTCGCAATTTTCTTGTTGGCCCGCTCGTCTGACCACTGAATCATCTGAGGGGCATTCTCCACGTAATCGGCCAGCCAGACAGAGCCTCGAGGCATGTCGGGATGACGGCCAAGAGCCACTGCCAGGTCATAGGAAGGTTCGCCGTCCACCACCACCACATCAACCCCCCACCGACGGGCCAGGGCCACCAGGCGGTACACGGCTTCATTGCCGGAGGCTTCGACAACCTCGAGATGGGCTACGTAAAATCGCCCATCTGCGCCCAGGTCGTAAATCGCTATGTGCTTTTCTACACCGCGCTGGTCTACCCCCATTGCTCGATAGGCCACCGGTTCGCCTTCTACCGGCCACCGATACGCCTCTTCACGGCAGGCCAGCACCACATCCCGCGTCGCCGGTATCGCGTTTTTGTCCTGATAAGGCAGGCCCAGGCGGGAGTTATAAAACTCCGCCATGTTGTCACCGCGCTGAAACTCACCCCACAACTCGGGCAGGAAGCTGTTACCCTTCAGAATCTGACTGAACTGGTAGCCTCGCCAGGGGATGCCGGACTCATCTTTAGCGCCGGGCCTCTCAGGGACGTAAAAGCCCTTGGTAAGCAGCCAGTCATCCGGTATCTCGGTGAGGCAGTCCGGGCACTGATAGTAGAGCCTCGAGCCATTCCTGCCCACCACATCCGGCCAGCGCAGGGGCATGATGATACCCGTCCTCGAGCGCTTGCAAGCTGGGTTGGGGCAGGGTGTGCGCCAGTAGTTCATATCGGAGCGGGAAAACCACAGGTCAATGTCCTGATTAGGGAAGCCCGCCGTGCTGTTTAGCTCGATAATCCCCGCTTCCCCATGCGGGCCACGAAGCTGCGATTCCGACAGACGCACAAAAGCCCGCTGGATGTAGGACGTGGGCATCAGGCGTACCTCGTCGAACTCCTCCACGTCCACCGGAAAGGAGTCCAGGCCCACCGGTGAGCGCATACCCCGAAACCGCATGGTGGACACCCCAAACCGCACCAGGCCCATGCGGTCGAAGCTGTCAGCCATTCGCATCATTTTGACGCTGGACTCTGCCATAGGCCGAAACCGCGAGGTGTGCAGCTCAAAAACGGCTTTTTCTGACGGGAAGAAAAGGGCCACGTTGACCTGTTTGCGCCCATCCGCCACCCACCACAGGCAGCGCATGAGCAGGCGCACGGTGAGGCCCATTTGCGCCGCCTTCATGATTACAATGCGACGAAAGGGGTTGGCCCGCTGTTCGGCGTACAGGTCGCGCAGGTACGGGAAGCGGTCTAGGTTGAACTTGCGGCCACCGATACCCTCCGGTTGCAGGCCCGCGACTTTGACGAAGCGCTCGAGGGTGCTCAGGTCATCCTCGCTAAACTGTGGCGGAGGACGAAAAAAACTGTCCTGGAAGGCCAGGGCAAAAGCAGGGTCAAGGCGGCCTAGAGGGTCAGTTTGGGCCATATTGATCCGGTTCGGGCAGGGTCAGGCGCAGGGGGTTGAGTAGTTCGCGCCGTAGCAGTTCTTCTAACAACTCTACCTGCTCCACCGTCGCAACCTGATGGAAGATGGCTCGAGCCTTGCCCACGTACAAAGTGAACTGCTCGAGGGCCTTGACTTCGGCCAGTTTCGCCCTTGTCTCGGCCCGCTGCTTCTCGAGGTTGATGATTTTTGCCACCAGGTTGGCTACCTTGTCCATGCTGGACGTGAACATCCGCAAAAGGCTCTCGGCCTGCCGAATGTCCTGACGCACCCGCGCCGCCTCTACAAGCTCTTTAGCCTCCAGGCAACGGCCTAGCTCTTCCTCCAGGGCGGCCACCAGGGGCTCGAGGCGTTCGGGGGTGTCCTGGTAGCGCTCAAACTGCGCCAGGGCACGCTCGAGCAGGCTTTTGGCTACCGCAAGCTCACGGGTCGTTTCGCCGTCTTTTGTGATGGTTTCCTCTACGCGGTCAATCAGGGTGTAGAGGTCGTCGTACTGGATGTTGCTGTAAAGCCGGTGCTTGACGGGTTCAGTTCGGGGGTCTTTGCGCTCGCCCGCCTTGACCCTCGAGGGATACCCAGCGCCATGAAGCTGGCAGACGGTCGTACCCCGCACAGCGGGTTTCCTGCACTGCTCACCATTGGTACGCCGGGCCTGGCAGCGGGGGGGCTTACCCCGCAAGTGCTCACAGCGAGGCTCGAGGCCGTTCTCCGGCTTGGCTTTGGTTTTGCGGCCACGTTTGCCCATCGTCATTGAGGGCTCCACCCCTTGAGGCTGATTATACTCGAGACTCTTCTGGTTTGTTTTATGCAGGTTTTAGAGAAAAGTGGGGGTGTGGGGGAGCTATAATCCACTCTGGCTACATTTTCAAGACACGCGAAAAACGCGGTGGCTGCAAGGGTTGTCGCTAACTATCAGCATAGTTCCCTCCTCACAATAGTTCCCTCCTCACAGTAACTTGGGTTGCATCAGGTACGGCTCGAGGCGCTTGTTTGCAAGAGCCGCATACTCAGGGTTTAGTTCCACACCGATAA